GAGAACAACGGAGCGTATTTTCATGGAAGTACTTACTTCGGAAGTTGAAGAAGAGCGGTTGAAACTTGAGTATCGGCTCGCGAAACTTGAACAGATTGAAAAAGCGCAAACAGATTTCCTGTCCTTTGTCCGTTATGCGTGGCCCGAGGCCATCATTGGTGCGCATCATGTGAAGATGGCGGACGCATTTGATCGTGTTTCACGTGGAACATTGAAGCGTTTGATTATTAACATGCCTCCGCGGCACACAAAGAGTGAGTTTGCGAGTTATTTATTGCCTGCATTCATCATGGGCCGTAAGCCTGACACCAAGATTATTGAGTCGACGCACACGGGGGAGTTGGCGGTGCGATTTGGCCGTAAGGTACGAAACCTCATGGACACGGATTTATATAAAGACTTGTTTGACGGGGTGATCTTGCAGGCGGACAGCAAGGCTGCGGGCCGGTGGGACACGAACCACGGGGGTGAATACTTTGCTGTAGGTGTGGGGGGCGCGATGACGGGCCGTGGTGCGGACCTTCTGATAGTGGATGATCCGCATTCGGAGCAGGATGCTTTGTCCCCGTTGGCCTTGGACAATGCTTATGAGTGGTACACCTCTGGCCCGCGGCAGCGGTTGCAGCCGGGTGGAGCCATAGTGATTGTGATGACGCGTTGGGGCACGAAGGATTTGACCGCACGGGTATTGAAGCAGCAGGCGAATCACAACGCGGACAAGTGGGAAGTGATTGAATTTCCAGCTATTTTGCCTAGTGGCAAGGCTTTGTGGCCTGCGTTCTGGAACTTGGAAGAGCTGGAGGGGGTCAAGGCGTCTTTGTCGTTGCAGAAGTGGAATGCGCAGTGGCAGCAGCAGCCTTCGAACGACGAGGGGGCGATTTTGAAGCGTGAGTGGTGGAACTTGTGGGAAGAGGACCGTCCTCCGAAATGCGACTACACAATTCAGAGTTATGACACGGCGTACAGCAAGAAGGAGACGGCGGACTTTTCTGTCATTACGACGTGGGGGGTGTTTTACCCGAGTGATGATAGCGGGGCGAACATTATTTTGTTGGGGATGCAGAAGGGCCGGTGGGACTTTCCGGAGTTAAAGCGGGTGGCGTTGGAGGAGTACAAGTACTGGAATCCGGATAACGTGTTGATTGAGGCGAAGGCAACGGGGGTGACGTTGCAACAGGAGTTGCGTAGATTGGGGATTCCGGTGACAATGTACACACCCGGTGGACGCAAATCGGGGACAGACAAGATATCGCGAGCTAACAGTGTTGCTCCTATTTTGGAGGCTGGCATGTGTTGGGTGCCTGATTCGGAATGGGCCGAGGAGCTTGTTGAGGAATGCGCGGCTTTTCCCCATGGGGACAATGACGACATGGTAGACAGCACGACACAGGCGCTGATGCGGTTTCGTCAAGGTAACTTTATTGCGCTTCGTTCGGACTGGAAGGAAGAGCCGAAGGAGCGTCGGGTATCACAGATGGAGTACTACTGACCATGGCTCAGTCCACAGCACGAGAAGACTTAAACAAAGTAGCGCCGTCAGACAGCTTTGTTACTCCGGAGTTGTTGGACAAAATTCGTGAAGTGGAGTCCTCGAACATACACATTGATCCCCAGACAAATCAACTTCTACGTAGTTCCGCGGGTGCGGAAGGCGCGTATCAGATCAAGCCAAAAACTGGAAAACGACCGGGGTATGGTGTAGCGCCTGTACGGAACAGGACGGAAGCGGAGCATCGGCGTTTTGCCGGGGATTACCTGAACGCCTTGTCAAGAAAATACGGGGACGAGGCCAAGACAGTGGTTGCCTACAATCAAGGCCCGGGGACCGTGGACCGTGCTATTCGAGAAGCGAAGACTGCGGGCACGACGTGGTATGCGGCGTTAGAAAGCAAAGAGGGCCGGGATTATTTAGTAAAGGTGCTTGGTGCTGGAGCTATTCCTACTCTAGCGGTTGCACAAGCGCCCGCACCGGCACCGGACCTGTCTAAACCTGTGACGGTAAACCCCAATATGCGGGCGCAGGTTGAACGGATTCGTGAGCAGAGGTCCTCGGCCCAATCTTCGCCGAGTGCTGTGCCTGTGGGCCAGCGGGCGGCGTTAACGCCTATCCAGCAGATGGGGATAGACAATGTTGGGGCGGGGTTTCAGGCGGCGTTGGGGTTATCGATGCTGGGTGCCTCGGGCCGTGGTTTGCCAACTGTGGAAGGGGGTGATGAGTCTGATGTGGAAGAAATGCAGAGTGAGCCGTCGGCCAAGCAAGCGTTATCGTCATTGCGGGGTCTTCCAAGTTTTAATGCATTTGCTGCAAGCCTGCCCAAACAGGGGGAAGCAGAACCTGTGCGGATGGCGGGGGGCGGATCGTTAGATGATCTGGGGGATGACGTAGGCGTGGTGAATTACACACCTATGACTGAGTCGACGAACGACGTGCCTGCGGCACCCCAAATAAAGTTGCGTCGAACGTCTGCCTCCAAGTCGATGGGGAGCATGGGTGGCATAGGGAGCATGCCTCAAGAATCAAAGGAAAAAGAAAAAGCACCCAAAGGCACTGCAAGGCAGCAGTTGGAGGAGTTGCAATACAAGACGGGGTTGACGAGTGTTGCGATCAAGGACAAGTTGCGTGGTCTGGGGGAGGATACTTTTGGCGCGCCGACGTTGACATCGAGTCGGGGGAAGTTAGCCCGTGGTCCGTTGAGCGTGGCTTCTTTTGGAAAAGGTGGAGACGCGGAGAAGAACCCTGTCAAAGACCCGGTAGGTGAAGCCGAGGGGATGCTGGAGACCTTCAAGAAATATGGTGAGAAGGCTCGCAATTTCATGGTGGAGAATGGTATTTCCCCGACGGACGTTGCTTCGGGGTTCATGGGCCTGAGAAAGGGTGCGGCGTTGGGTTTATTGACGTACTCGGGTGGGTTGAATGAGGGGGAGGATGAGCAGGTAGCGAAGATGCGTGAGGCGGCGAGACTGCAACCACCGCAACATTTTGCAGCGGGGGGTTCAGCGGACGCTGTCCCCCGTGGAATAAACGCCACGATTACCACGCCGGGGGGCTATTGGACGGACGAAGATGGCAATTCCCACTATGCGGGAGACGTCTATAACTACACCGACCAAAGTGGGAATCCGGTCTTCTATACCCCGCCACAACTGTCTTCGGGTGATGAAAACGGGTACGGTGGTGGAGAAATAGAAGTCCCAGCGCAGTGGAGGGTACGCGGCGCACAGAACGGATACGACGAAGAAGGCAACCCAAGTTACGCGTACACGCCTTACCTAGCCCCAGACGCCTCTATAGCAGATATGATACAGGCGCGTGGGCCGAGTGGTTACGCCGCCCCTCTAGGAGCTATGCTTCAAGCTATAGAGAACGCCAACCCAAACGACACCCTATTTACGCCAGAGACGTTTGATCGAATGAATCAAACTCAGATGGGTAGGTTTGGCAACTACTCATCGACTGAAAGCTTGACTGACCTTATGAACAAGGCAGTACAGGCCGCTGGCGCACCAGATTATGCTGTCAGCGGTGCGGCGCAGATTGATAAGGCTCCAGCAGTTCAAGCCTTCAACCAATCACAAACTGACAAGTGGAATAATCAGCAAAAAGATCCCAGCTTTTTAGAGCAAGCGGGTGATTTTTTGCCGATTGCAACAGTGGCTTCAGCAATAATTCCCGGAGGACAAGTTTTTACCCCTTATTTAGCTGCTGCAAATGCTGCATATCAAGCTAGTCAAGGTAATTATCTTAATGCCGCACTCAGTGCAGCAGGATCGGCATACTCGGCAGGGGCATTCAATGCTGGCGCGGTTGACCCATACGCTGACTTTGGTGGGCCGGGGTATTCAGCAGATATAAACAGTTCCTTAAACAATGCGGCTGCTGCTGCTGCCAATGCCGATTTTGCAAACACCATCCCTGATGTTAATCCCTCATATACACCCCCATCCAATACGTTTAACCCTAACAATGCCTACCCAGACCTAAACGGTCCAGTGACACAGCACAGACTTGAGAAAGTAGGATTTTTCCGTGACAACCTTTCTGATGCTATAAATACAAGCGGTGCGCCCGATTACGCAAACGCTGGATACGACGTTCCGTATACGTCCCCAGAACCATATAAGTCTGGGTTGACTTCGCTTTCTAGCGGGTCGCCTTTGGACGAAAGCGTAAAAATACAACAGAAACTTCTTGAATCTGGAAATGAATCCGCATTCCCAGTTTCAGGAAAGCAAATAGACGCCGCTAACACCGCCGCGTTTTCTCCTCACCCAGTAACAACGCCCGGCTCCCCTTATTCTCTAAACAACAACATCTACCAACCAGTATTGCAAACGCTTATGGATGCTGGTGTTCCGTGGAATATTGTTCAAGCATTGCCTTCAGTCGTTTCGGCAGGTGCAGCGGGTGCCGCGGGGCTTGGCGCGATAGGCGCGTTCAAAAAACCACCCGACTCTACGGTAACTGCTTTGCAGGGTATACCCGTCTCGGGCCCATTCCCGGGCGCTACCCCGGGCGCTACCCCGGGCGCTACCCCGGGCGCTACCCCGGGCGCTGCGCCGGTAGACTTGCGGAATTTAACCCGTTCCCCATCTTCAAACGGTGGTTCAGCATTAGTGCCTACTAACTTTTCTAACATTACTGCTCCAGTTGTGCGGGACAACCCGTATGCAATGCCTGCCGCCCCGGTTGCCCGTGCCGAGGGAAGCCCTGAAGAAGGCGAAAAGCCCTTGAAAGATAAGATTGCAGGGTGGGTGCGGGAGACGGAAAAAACGGTTAGTAAGCCGTTGGGGTTGATGGAGATTCGCAGTTACGCCTCTAACCGTCCGAAAGAGTTGGGGTTAAAGGGCGAAGTAGGTGGAGGAGCGGATGCAATGAGGCACCTGCTTTTAGCGCGTGAGTTGCGGACCAAGTACCCTAACACGGCAGGGGGCATGTTGTGGGCGCACGAAGCTATTGCGTCAAATCCTATTTTGCCGTGGCAATCGGACAAGGAGTATGCGCAGGACACCCACAACAATGATTTGGCAAAGCGGTTGATGGAAGAAAATCCGCAGGCCACGCGGGAGCAGTATGAAAAACGTGCGTTGGAGTCAATTCGTTCTGGGGAGGCCCAATCAGGGCTAACGGAAAAAGACCTCAGATACCGTGCGGGTGGGAGCCCTGAAGAGGGTGAGCGGTCCATGGGCGATAAGCTGAAGGGCTATGGCGAGACGGCGGCAAGTTTGCTCTCGGGCCTTGGCGCGAGCGTCCCGGCCGGGTATTCGGGGCTTGTAGAACTGGCGCGGACGCGTGATCCGGAGAAGGCGGCGGAGGAAATCAGCCGTAGGCAAGCGGCCATGACCTATGAACCACGAACCGCGTCTGGAAAGAAGTCGACAGAGAGTGCGGCGGCGTTGTTGGAGAACCTGAATATTCCGGCGCAATATGTGGGGGGCAAGGCATTTGAAGCCAGTGGGGAATCGCCCTTGGCGGGTGCGGCGGCGGAGACCCTGCTTGACCCGTTGAATTTTATTCCCGGTGCGAAGGCAATAGGAAAAGGAGCCAAAGCTGTGGGTAAGTCGCTTGCTCCAACAGCGGGTCGTATGTTGGAGAATCATTTAGAGCAACTTGGTATGGGGCCGATGTACGCGGTCAAACCCTACAAGGGAACTTTTGCGCGTAACTCGCCGGAGTTTTTGGCCAGCAAAGAACACCCTGACCCCTTGCGGCTTCCTGACGATGACTATGTATCCAATCTTGAAAAGTATTATGCAAAGGCCCGTCAGCAGGTAAAGGACGCTGGTGGAGAGTTTCAAGAAACAACCCCTGCACAAAAACAAGCTATGCAGGAGTTTTATGCGGATAAGGTAATGCCCTACTTTGAGGAGTTGCATGGCACCTTGAGAGACCCTGTTTTTGAAAGTTTGATGGAGGGTCGAATAACGCCGTATGGTAGATCAGCCGCTGAAGGAAATTTTAGACCGTACGCGATTAAAGCAGCAAAGCGTAAGACGGCACAGCAGACCGGGTTTCGTTACCCCGCGGACCCGGACGCTTACACAGACCTTACCAATCGCTATGATACCGCTACTGGGTTGACGCCGACGCTGTATTACACAGGCGAACCCCATCTGATCGAATCAGCAATTAAACAAAACCCGTTAATTGCACCTAAAGAGGGTGGAGGCGTTAGTACCTTGGAAGGAGAGTTTATACCAACCAAAAAGTGGGATAAAGACAAAGCATCGCAGGTGGAAAGAAGACGAACAGCTGATTTTATTAGTGGGCAACTAACAAAGCAACAGGAAGCGTTGTCCCCCCAGCTTCGGAATCAAAACCTGAACCCCCCGGGAGAGGGAAATTATCATGGTGGGGTAAATTTAAAGGAGCCCGGTAATCTTAGTTCTTATTCGGACAAAGAAGCTAAAATTGCGTTGTCCGACTTGGAAAGAAAGCTATCCGGCGAACCGGCTACCGAGCTTCGCCAGAATCTCAATCCGATTGAGTGGGCAAAAAACGTGTTGGCAAAGACTCCCGAGAAAAACAAACAGGGATACAGCGTCTCGGACAAGATGCTTGAAGCAATGACCAGAAATGAACCGGTGTGGGACATTGGTAGCTCAACACGGGAAGCTTACGGCGCGTTGAATTTCTTGTCTCCGGAACACCTCAATGACTACATGCGGACGTTGTCCCCGGAGAAGATTAAAGAAACGCCTTTTGTACGAATGGTAGAAGAGTCCTCAAAATATCAGGTGTATAAGTCGGGGGTAGATCAGCTCGTAAAGGACATAAAAGCAGGAAAAGGTGTGGACCCCAAAGTGTTTTCTAACGGGGTGTCTGAGCCCGTAAAAACTTACGATGACGGGTTTCGTTGGGTTAAAGCTAATGACGAATCCGCGCTCAAGTTAAATGGAACGTCTATTGGCCATTGTCTAACCTCGGGTGCCCGAAACTGTTCCTTGAGCGGTGAAGCAGGCGGAACGGGCCGTAAAAGTTTTGATAACGGGGACACCGAGATCTATTTCCTGCAAGATGCGCGTGGGGTTCCGGTGACCACGTTGGAGGTCATTAATGCTAAAGACCCCACCAAGAGGACAATTTCTCAGACCAAGGGCAACGGGACAAAGACGGGGGATACGGCTCCGGTTGATTACGACAGCATGGTTTATGACCTTGCAACACAACTCAACCCGGTTAGGATAATTGAAGGCGAAAGATATCTGTCCCCCAGCATGCAGCAGTTGCAAAAAGCACTGCGTACTCCTCCACCACTTCCACTTAAAAGAGGGGGCGCGGTGAGCGCGGCCCGTCTCCTGAAAGAAATGCCAAGGACACAACATGCCTATTGACAAAGCATTAAATGAAGTTGAGTCGGGCAACGCCCTTTTGCTGGGCGAAAGCATGCCAGACGTTGAGATTATTCTGGAGGACGACGGCGGGGCGACGGTAGGGCTTCCGGAAGAAGAACTTTTGTTTGAAGCAAACCTTGCGGAAGTTGTTGACGAAGGTGAGCTTGGCCATATTGCTTCGGAATTGTCGACGCTTTTTGATGCTGACAAGACCTCGCGCGGGGAGTGGGAGCAACAGTATTCCAAGGGCCTTGATCTGTTGGGCTTTAAATACGAGGAACGCACCAAGCCGTTCAAGGGCGCTGCCGGGGTTGCGCATCCGCTGCTCTCGCAGGCGATTGTGCAGTTCCAATCGCAAGCTTACAAAGAGCTGATGCCCGCCGAAGGTCCTGTGCGCACGCAAGTGCTGGGCAAAGAGACTAATGACAAAATGCAGCAAGCCGAGCGCGTGCGGGATTTCATGAACTACCAGCTTACGACGGTGATGGAAGAGTACACCCCGGAGATGGATCAGGCGCTTTTTTACCTTGGGTATGGCGGTTCGGTGTTCAAGAAGGTGTATTACGACTACCACCTTGAGCGGATGGTGAGCAAGCTGGTATTGCCAGATGACCTGTACATCCCGTATAGCGGCTCAAGTGTCATGAGCCAATGCTCACGAATCACGCATCGCCTTGCAATGAGCGAAAATGACTACCGCAGACGTGTTTACAGTGGTGAATACCTTGATTTAGACCTAAAACCAAGCGCGCAACCGGCTATTCCGGACCAAATTGGCGAAAGAGTTGACAAAATATCGGGTATTTTGCCTTCCAGTGAGACAGAAGAGCTGTTTTTCCTTGAGTTTCAGGTGGATTGGGACCTTCCGGGGTTTGAAGATGAGGATGAATCGGGTGAACCCACAGGAATTAAGCTTCCCTATGTGATCACCATTGAAGAAAGCCAAAACAGGGTGGTTTCTGTGCGCAGAAACTGGGACCCAGAGGATGCTAAGAAACGCAGGAAGCAGTATTTTGTTCATTACGTGTTGATCGAGGGCCTTGGTGCGTATGGCTTGGGTTTTGTGCACCTGATTGGAGGTCTTTCGCGGTCCGCGACAAGTGCTTTGCGTCAATTGATTGATGCGGGGACGTTGGCCAACCTGCCCGCGGGGTTCAAGGCCAAAGGCGCACGGATCATGAACGACGATGTGCCGTTGCAACCGGGTGAATGGCGGGATATGGATGCCGGGGGTGCGGAACTGACGAGCCAGATGTTGCCAATGCCGTACAAGGAGCCTAGCCAGACGCTATTCCAGCTGTTGGGGTTCTGTGTAGAGGCAGGTCAGCGGTTGGCAAACACGGCGGACATGGCCGTGGGCGATGGAAATCAATACGCTGCGGTTGGAACGACGATTGCGTTGCTGGAACGCGGGTCAATGGTGATGTCTTCGATTCACAAGCGTCTGCACTACGCGCAAAAACAAGAATTTAAGATGTTGGCGGCTGGGTTTGGGCAGTTCTTGCCTGACGAATACCCGTATGACGTTCCCGGGGCATCACGGACGGTCAAGAAAAAAGATTTTGACGACCTGATAGCGGTATTGCCTGTTGCTGACCCGAACATCTTTTCTTCAGCGCAAAGAGTGACCCTAGCCCAGACGCAGTTGCAGTTGGCGCAAAGCGCACCGCAAATGCATGACATGTATCAAGCATACCACCGGATGTACTCGGCGTTAAATGTGCGGGATATTGATGCAATTCTAAAACCACAAAACGTCCAGCACCCAAAAGACCCTGCAACAGAAAACTCCGAGGTATTGGAAGGTGCTCCGTTAAAAGCGTTTGCTGGTCAGCAGCATGATGCGCACACGGTGTCGCATCTGATACAAGGTTTTTCGCCGATGTTGCAAGCTAATCCGGCCGCTGCCGTTAGGTTGCAGCAGCACCTCTTGGAGCACATGCGGTTGAAAGCGGAAGAGCAAACCGAAGCAGAATTGTTCAAGCAATACGGTAAAGACCCTAAAGACTTGATTTCTGCGTTGCAGAAAGAAGGCATGATTGCGTTAAAGATTGCCCAGTACATGCAAGATATCAAGGAACTTCAAACCAAGTTGCAAGGCGATCAAAGTGACCCGTTGGTCTCGTTGAAAGAAAAAGAACTTGGGATTACTGAAGCATCTAACAAGGCTGATGAAGGATTGCAACAACAAAAGCTCATGATGGATGCGCAGGAAGAGCAGGCCAAGATTGTTTCACAGGAAAAAATTGCAATGTTGCGGGCACAGCCCCCTTTTAGAGGAAATCCGAATGCCACTCAAAACAGGCAGTAGTCGTAAGGTCGTCAGCTCCAACATAAAGGAGCTTGTCGACACGTATAAAAACAAGGGTCGAATTGGCTCAAGCAGACCCGCCAGTAAAACTGCGGCGATCAAGCAGGCGATTGCTATTTCCTTGAACAAGTCAAAAGAAGACAAGCTCATGGCTGCGGGGGGTCCGGTGGGTGGGCGTCGTAGGCTGGCGCAGGAAGAAGGTCGTAAAAACGTCAAAAACTTTCCTCCGGAGAAGACGGGAGTATCGGTGACCACTCGCAATCAAGTTTCAGCTATCCGTAAAAAAGGAGGTTCCATAACTTACAAAAGAGATGGTAAACTCCCTGTTGGTGTGTACTAACTAACATAAGCAAGGCCACCAGACGGGGCCTTTAACCCGTCTGCTATTACATGGAATTAACCATGCTTGAGTTTGCAGAAGCTCTGTTAAAAGAAATTCGTCGCTTGCAACAGGACGCAGAAAGTCTTGTATTAAATGGTTCCATTTCCGACATGGAAAGGTATCGCTTTCTGATGGGCAGACTTGAGGGTCTTAGATTTGCTGAGCAAGCCGTAAAAGACTTGCTTTCCAAAAACAAGGAAGATTTTTAACCCCGAAAGGAGCCTTATGAGTGCGACCGAAACCCTGACCGTTTTGGAAAAGAAGTGGAAAGAAGAAAAAGAAGAAAGAGGACCCGAGTTGGCCGATAGTTATGCTGATTCAGGCGTCTTAGACCCAAAAACCCTTCATGAGAAGGTTCGGGAGCGTGTTCCGCAGCCCACTGGCTGGCGAATAACGGTTCTTCCCTACATGGGACGGGAGAAGAGCAAGGGTGGAATTGCCCTTCCGGAGCAAACGCGGCAGCAGTTGTGGCTACGTCCTGAAAATGGGCGATCTGGCCTACGCCGACCAATCCAAGTTTCCCAAGGGCCCGTGGTGCAAGGAGGGTGATTGGGTGGTTTTTGCCCGTTACGGGGGGTCTCGGCTGAATATTGAAGGTGGCGAAATCCGTGTTTTGAACGACGATGAAATTCTGGCGGTAGTTAACGACCCAGAAGACATCCTTCACATGTAAGGCTTATATGACCATTGAAACCGAAGACACACAATTGGATTTAAAGCTGGGGGATGACGAAAAGGCGGTTACCATAAATTTGGAGGAAACCCAACCGGATTCGTCAAACCGACCTGTCGCATTGCAGGCCCCTGAAGTTGTGGCGGACACCCCTACAAAGCGCAAAAAACCGGATGAGCTGGGGGATTACAGCGAAAACGTCAAAAAACGCATTGATAAGCTGACTTCTCGCCTTCGAGAAACAGAACGGCGAGAGCAAGCGGCCGTGGAATATGCCCAAGGAGTACAGCGGCAATCGCAGGAACTTGAAAAGCGCCTTCTGCATACCGACAATGGCCGTCTTTCTGAAGCTAAAACCCGGTCTGAGACGCAAGCAATTGCTCTGAAACAGATTATCCGCAAAGCTCGTGAAGAGGGGGATATCGACACGGAAACAGAAGCTCATGAGCGTCTGACTTCGCTGATGTTTGAGCAACGATCCATGACGGAAGAGACGCAAGCTAAGCAACAGGCGTATGACTCACGACAGGCCCAGTTAGCCCAGCAGGCTCAACAAGCCCAACGAGCCCCACAAGCACCCGCTCAACCGGACCCGCGGGCGGAAGAGTGGGCGGAGAGAAATCAATGGTTTGGCAAAGACACTGTAATGACCCATGCGGTTTGGGGAATTCATCGTCAATTAATTGAAAATGAAGGATTTGACGCCAGTTCGGATGAGTATTATGATGAGCTTGACAGGCGCGTTGTTGACACTTTTCCTAACAAGGTAAAGCGAGAAACAGCGCAACCTGCTGAAACCAGAGTGCAACGTCCCGTGCAAGCGGTTGCACCTGCTACCCGGTCCTCCGGGGTCAATACCGCACGCCGCTCCGTTCGACTTTCACCAAGTCAGGTAGCGATTGCTAAAAAACTTGGCGTTCCTCTTGAGGAATATGCCAAATACGTGAAGGATTAAATCATGGATAAGACACAAGTACCCTCGTTAGATCGCAAAGCTCGCACGTCCGATGGCCGTGAGGCAACTGCGCGTCGTCGCCCATGGGTTCGTCCTTCTAGACTTGATGCTCCTCAACCTCCAGAGGGGTATGCGTATCGTTGGATTCGTTCGGAAGTTAACGGTTTTTCTGACAAACAGCATGTGTTTGGTAAGTTGCGCGAAGGCTATGAACTCGTTCGTATAGAGGAATTGCCGGAAGAGCATCGTGACTACATGCCTACTGTCGATGATGGCAAATACAAAGGCGTGGTTGCAGTAGGGGGCCTTATGCTTGCCAAGATTCCGTTGGAGACCAAAGAAGAACGAAACGCATATTTTCTGCAAAAGGCAAGAGAGCAGATTCAAGCAATCGATAATGACATGATGAGAGAAAATGCACATGGGAGCATGCGCATTGGAAACCCTGAACGGGACTCACGTGTAACTTTTTCTGGCCCTCGTAGTTAAGGGCCGGGTTGACCCTAATCTTTTTGGAGAATTTCAATGGCTAACACAAATAAAGCCTTTGGTTTTCGTCCGGTAGGTCGTGTGGGTAGCACTGTTGCAAACCAAGGCAATACTTCTTACAGTATTTCCAGCAACTATGGCACCGCGATTTTTCAGGGCGATTGCGTTACCTTGTCTGGAGGCTACGTTAACATAGCTACCTCTGGTCCGTTGTTGGGTGTCTTCGTGGGTTGTCAGTATACTGATCCAACCACCAAGAAAACCACGTTTAAAAACTACTACCCGGGCAGCATCGTTGCTTCGGACATCGTTGCTTTTGTTGTTGACGACCCGACTTCCTCGTTTGTTGTTCAGTGTTCGGGCATCGCAGCTGTTACGGCCGTTGGTCGTAATGCAGTGATTGTCACGTCCACTTCGGGCAGCACCACCACAGGCATTTCTGGCCAACAGGTCGATGTTCCGGCCACGGGCAATGCTACTTACGCATGGAAAGTCATTGGCGTGTACAACGCTCCGGGGAATAACGATGTGCTCTCAGAGTACGCAGAGCTTATTGTTAAGCCGAATAACCATCTTTATGGTGCCAGTACCGGCACTGCGGGAGTTTAATCATGGCCATCACTCGTGCACAACTAGTAAAAGAGCTTGAGCCCGGACTGAACGCCCTGTTCGGTATGGAATACAAGCGTTATGAGAACGAACACGAAGACATTTTTGATATTGAATCGTCTGAGCGTGCGTTCGAAGAAGAGGTGATGCTGACGGGCTTCGCGGCCGCTCCTAACAAGGCGGAAGGTGCCGGGGTTGCGTATGACATGGCAAACGAGTCGTTCACGGCTCGATACACCCACCAGACTGTTGCACTGGCTTTCTCGATCACCGAAGAGGCGATTGAAGATAACCTGTATGACCGTCTGGCGTCGCGTTACACCAAGGCGCTTGCGCGTTCGATGGCTAACACCAAGCAGGTCACTGGTGCAAACATCCTGAATAACGCATTCACCAACTCTGCTGCTTACTACGGTGGTGACGGTGTACCGCTGTGCTACAACGCGCACCCGACGGCCCTTGGCCCGACGTTCTCGAACACCCCCAGCGTCGCTGCTGACCTGAACGAGACTTCTCTCGAACAGGGCATCATCGATATTGCCGGGTTTACGGATGAGCGTGGTCTGAAGATCGCTGTCATGGCAATGAAGATGGTCGTTCCGAAAGAGAACCAATTTACTTCTGAGCGTCTGATGAAGTCCACGCTGCGCACTGCAACGGCGGACAACGACATCAACGCGATCAAGTCGATGGGTCTTGTTCCGGAAGGCTGGTGTGTCAACCACTTTCTGACGGATACCGATGCTTGGTTCCTGATGACTGATGCGCCTAACGGCCTGAAGATGTTCCAGCGTGCACCTATTCGCACCGCCTTCGAGGGTGACTTCGATACCGGCAACGTGCGTTACAAGGCTCGCGAGCGTTAC